TTGCGGCAGGTGGAGGTCCATTAAAAAATAAAATGTCTTGCGGTGATTCACCTAGAAATGGCGGTGTCGCAACTAATTTAAGATATGGTGGAATTCTAGAAAAAAATGGATTTGTGCAAATTGATAGTGGTACAGTATCAGCATATGGTAATCCAAGTATTTCTTTACAAGCTGGTGATGTTGCAATAATAGGAAAGAAAATGGAAGGTGTCTATCATGCTTGTATGTATACTTCTTCTAGAGGTTGGGGTTCTGACTTTATGCAAAAAAATATGAATGTATATGGTTCATCACAGCCTTATGCAATTTATAGATTCCATAACAAAAAGAAAACTTAATTTGTTTTTTTAACTTTTTTTATATATTTTTGCATATATTTAGAATGTTATGAAAACTTTAGGATACATTGTTACGGATAGAAAACTGAAAAACATAGATGGGTTTGTAGAACAAGTCAATGATATTTCGTTGGCAGATTCTACAAAGCCCATCTTAGTTGTTGGTTGGAAAAATGCCAAAAATTATGATGGTTATACATCAATTTTGGAGAAGCAGCTTGGGGATAATATCTATTGGACGTTTAATAAGTCTGAAAGCCGTTCTGACTTTGAGGAAGATTTACAAATGTTCTATAGTATTATATATAATAATATATTAAATAATATTAGTTATCATTATATAGATATATTTAAATTAAGATATAATAAAATAAAAAAATTATATAGTATTTTGTTTTCTAGGGAAAACAAAAATATTTATATTAGTAATGGTGTGGTCTATATTCCGTATGAAGGTGGCGTTTTAGGATTGTCTTTAGTTGTTCTAGAATATTGCGGAATTAAGACAGAGAAAGTCCTTCAAAGGATTAAATCTAACCCAAATAACAATGTTTTTGAGGATGACAATAAGTTTGTGTTCAAACTCACCAAACGTTTGGGTAATAAGAAATACGCAGTACCGTATTTCATTTCTAGTTAAAAAACATAAAACAATGAGTGTAAATGGAATTATAATAGGAACATTCGTAAAGAAAAATAAGATTTTATCATTTTTGGAAACCCTTAAATATAAGTTTAAGGTAAACTTAGATAAAGTATTTGTATATTTAATTGATACAAATCAATATGAATATCTAGTTACCTTTAAGACTTATGATAAGGAAAGATTTATTAAGAATCTTAGTAATGCAACAGTAATGCATGTCAAAAACGGTTGTCTATTCTCCATAAATGCTCTCAATAAGTTAATCGAAAAAGAGAATTCAGACTCTGATAAGCCTAATAATGAATATCTGATTGATTGGGATAAATATAAGGATAAGTTAATAATCCAGACAAATGGAGAACTTTCCTTGTCAAACCTATCTAAAATAGAGGATTTTTCAATATTTTTTAATTAATTAGATATTTATAGTAAATAATGTTATAATATTATGGGTAGATTTATTATTAAGCACATTGACAACAGAAAACCACAAGTTAAAATGTATCCTAGTGATGCACAGAAACCTGTTGTAAAAGAAAATAAAAAAAAAGTAAATGAGCAAGTTATGACAACAAGTGAGAAAATTGCAATGGCTAAAAATGTGCTAAGTGGCGCAGACCAACAAGCATCAGTAAAGAGAGTTAAAAGAGATAAAGGTCTTATTGAGAGAACAGAAAGTTCAAAGACTATTTTGACAGAAGATAATAAAGAACTATTGAACGATTAATATACAAATGGCAACTAACATTAAGTATCTTAAAGAAAATAACTTGTTAGAGGCACATAAACATTTTATGCGTCTCAGCGAGGCATATATACCAACCGTTTTACCAGAGGAAGAGATAGAGGAAGCTGGTGAGGATATGCAAGACCCTAACGCTATGGGTGGAGACCCAAATGCAATGGGAGGTATGCCTGCTGACGGTGGAATGCCTCAAGACCCAAATGCAATGGGAGGTGCTGACCCAATGGGCGGTGGAGACCCAAATGCAATGGGAGGACAAGACCCAATGGCAGGAGGTGCTGACTCTAACGCTATGGGTGGAGACCCTATGGCTGGTGGAGCAGACCCAAATGCCCAAGACCCTATGGCTGACCCTATGGGTGGCGATATGGGTGCTGACCCAATGGGAGACCCAATGGGTGAAGAACCAGCAGATGATGGTGAAACAATTGACATTGACGGTCTAACACAAGCAGAAGACAAACTTAATGTTAAGCAAAACCGCATCGGAAGGGATTTATCAAAAGTTGATAACAGAATTACAACACTTATTAATACAATCAATAATTTATTAACAAAAGTTGATAGTAATAATAGTGAAATTGAATCCCTAAAAGCTGAATTCGAGAAAAGAAATCCAACCCAGACTGAAAAATTGAATCTTCGTTCATTAGATTCATATCCATTCAATGTGAAGCCAAATGAGTATTGGGCAGAGAAAGCAAAACAAGGTGGATATGAGGCTTATTCAGATAATGACGAACCTACAACAAAAGAATACGTCATCACCAATGACGATGTAGATAATCCGTCTGATGATATTGCAAACACATTCTTCAAGATTGATGATGATGACATTCAGACACTAGAAAAAATGTTTAATATCTAATGAAGACAATTAAGTTATCTGAAGAATCATATAATAAACTTAAAAATAAACTCATCAATGAAATAAGTTATGGCACTGTTGACCATGCTTATGATAGAGCAAATGACATTTTCTGGGAAGTCCGTTCAACTTTTGAAGATTTCTACAGTGCTCTTGATGATGCAATGTTTAATGTTAAGTATGACAGTCGTGATGGTGAGCAAACAAGAAATCCATATTTAGAAAAAATTAAAGGATGTGCTGACATAATTTATGATATGTTAAATAAAAAAAGAGACCAACAAGACAAGTTCTTCGATGCTACAACTGGTAAAATTGACCATGATAAGTTTTGGAAGAGCGAAGAAAGTCAAGAAAATGACATAGATGATATGGATTTGAATTATTTACAAAAAAATTTTCCAAAATGAAAATAACTAGACTAACTGAAAGAGACCTTAACAAAATTGTGAAGGAATCTGTAAACAGAATTATTAAAGAAGCTGAAGATGGTGGATGGGTTGTCGATTCATCTGAGGCTCAAGAAGCTTATGATTTAGCCGCTCAAGAAATGGGCGAGGAAACTATTAATAGTGCTATTGTAAGATGTTTAGGTAATGAAACATTAGCACAGTGTCTTGCCTATATATTTAGACAATATGATTTTAGAAAATGGCAAAGCCGTTTCTAGTATAATAAATCCCAGTTCACTAGAAATAAACTGGGATTTATTTGTTTTTTTAATTTTTTTTTTATATCTTTGCAATGTAAACTTTTAAGCACGTTTTGACGTGCATGTAAAATAATTTTTTTTAATAACATTCAATTTATGAACAACAAAAATTTTAGCGTTAATATTGACGCAGAAGCTGTGAAAACTCAGTATGAACAAGAACAAAAAACTTTTACGCCTAAAAAAACTCAATTTAACGAGAAGAATTATTTACAAGCTAGATTGGGTGACAAGGAAACATCAAAAACCTTAACAATTCGTTTGCTACCCTTCTCCCCAGAAGGTGGTAGCCCTTTCAAGAAAGTTTTTATGCACACCGTAAAGGTAAATAAAGAAGTCGCACCTAACGGCTGGAAGACTTTTGTATGCCCTACACATAATAAAAAAGATGGTGAGGTAATGGGTGATGGCTGTCCTTTCTGTGAAACATCAGCAAAGGCAAAGGAACTAAAGTCAAAGGCATTAGACGAGAGCACAAAGAAAAGATACGGTGACATCGAATTCCTTAACAAAGTTAAGGAAATGTGGATTGTGCGCTGTATTGAACGTGACCACGAGGAAGACGGTGTTAAATTCTGGCTCTTTAATTCTTCAAAGAAGAAGGACGGAGTTTATGACAAAATTATGAACCTTGCGAAGATTCGTGCCGAAGCTGCTGCAAGAAAGGGAAATAATTACAGTATTTTCGACCTTAACAATGGTCTTGACCTTATTATCACACTTACAAAGACAGCAGATAATAAGACATCAATCCAGATTGTAGATGACGGATTCCCATCACCTTTGACTGATGATTTCGACCTTGGAATGAAATGGATTCAAGATGATAAGAACTGGTATGATGTATATACCGTTAAATCCTATGATTATATGGCAATTATTGCACAAGGCGGTATTCCTATATTCAACAAGGAACTTAACAAATATGTTGACAAGGAGGAAATGAATAAGATTAAGGAAGAGGCTGAGAAGAAGAGAATAGAGGAAGAACTTACAGAGGAAACAAAAGATTATTCATCAATTGCAAATGGTAGTGAGATTATTGTAGATGGAACAACCATGACAGCAGAAACTAAGGTAGAGGAAACTCAAGAGGAAGAGGATTTACCGTTTTAAAATATGAAAAATGTTATGAAAATATATGCACACTATATGAGAACAGCAAGCGGAGATTCCTATTTAACAATATTGGATAAAAAATACGTAGACCCAATTGAGTTTATGAAAAACGAAATGCCTTGGGAATTTGAAGCTTGGGGCGAGGATGAGGAACCAGATTATGCTGAGTTTCTTGTTGAAGAGAAGGAGATTAAATAAGGCAATGTTACGATTAATATGAACAGATGAGTAAATTATTCTATTATTATGGCTCAATGGCCTCGGCAAAGACGCTGAGGCTATTGAGTACAGCCTATAACTTTGAAGAGAAGAACGTACAGATAATGGTTCTGAAGCCAGCACTAGATACTAGGGATGGTGAAGGAATTATACGTTCTAGAGCAGGTCTTGAGCGCAAATGTGTGATGATTGACAAAGATATGAATCTATACAAGGCAATTAAGGCTTATAAAAATGTTTTAGCTGCGCAGTTTGAAACACTTAAATGGGTTATCATTGATGAGTGTCAGTTTTTGACTGAAGACCAAGTAAACCAATTATCAGATGTAGTTGATTTTCTAGATGTAAGTGTTATGTGTTTTGGCTTGAGAACTGACTTTAAATCACAGTTATTTCCAGGCTCAAAACGCCTTTTTGAGCTTGCTGATGATATTGAAGAGATTAAATCAACTTGTGAATGTGGTGATAGAAAAACATCAATAAACGCAAGGTTTGACGAGAATGGTGAAATTGTTACAGAAGGTAGTCAAGTTGAAATTGGTGGAAACGATAGATACAGAGCCATTTGTAGGAAATGTTGGAAAAATAAAATAAGAGACAAAATTCTTAAAGAGAATGGCGAAATTGAATAATTTTTTAAGAGATATAAGTTATGAAGCAACCAATCAAAAAAAAGGAATTTACAAGACCTAGCATTGCTAGTATTAAGGAAAAATTAAACCTAACAAGAAAGTCTGAATCAGACCTAGTGAAGTCAGTTGCAGATAAACCAACAGATTTTATTCCACTGCCAGAGGCGTTTTCAGACGCAATCAAGTTGCCAGGAATTCCAATGGGTTATCTTACAATTGTAACTGGATGGTCAAACACAGGTAAATCAACTATTAAGAACTGTCTTATTGCATCTTGTATAAATAACGGTATATTGCCAGTTATCTATGAGACAGAGAATAACTTTGATTTTCAATATGCTATCGACTGCGGAATGAAAGCAACACCTATTTACGGAGATATTGACGTTGAAGACGTTGATGAGGAAACAGGTGAGGTTACTTACCATAAGGAGAAGAGAATTATCGACTACGATGGTCCTTTCCTTTATTATGATAGCAAGATTCTAGCAGAAAACTATGGTAACAGAGACCACTCAACTGGTAAGGAGACTAAGGAGAGACGTAAGGTTGCAGTTCTTGAGGATATTGCATATTCAATGAATGAGATTCTTGATGCCCAAGATAGAGGTGATATTCAACAGCCAATATGTTTCATTTGGGATTCAATCGGCTCAATTGGTTCTTATAAGTCATATACAAGTAAGACTGGTAATAATATGTTTGACGCAGGTGCTATTGCACAAGCATTCAACAGCATTATCAATGATAGAATTCCATCTTCAAAGAAGATTAGTGAACCTTACACAAACACATTCTTCTGTGTAAACAAGATTTGGAATGATTCAATGAACTCAATGGGTGGAGTTCCATCAATCGAGTTGAAGGGTGGTAAGACAATGTTCTACGGAGCAAGATTAATCATTCACCTTGGAGGTATTGGTAAGGCAGCCACAAAAAAACTTGATGCAACTGCAAAGGGAAGTAAGTATCAATATGGTATTACTACTAAGGTGAGAACTACAAAGAATCAGTTGCCTACACCTTGGAATGTTACATATGAAGGTGAAATGTCATGCGTACATAATGGACTTATAAATCCAAATAGGCTAGATGAATATAAGAAAACATATATGAAGGATATTCTAGCTAAATTGGAGGAAGTCAGTGGAGGACAGCTAAATGCTGATGAATCTGACATCAAGTTCACAGAAGAGGATACTAATGAGTAATGAGACTGAAGTTTGACGATTGGGATGAATCTGAATATACTTGGGAAGTAGTACATGACGATACACACTTTGAACCACATGCAGAACAATTCAGATATAGGACATTTGAGGAATGGGCTAGGCATTACGAGCCGATACGAGCAACACATTGGGAAGTCCATTTCACAATGCCTCGCTCAATAGAGAGAATTGAAATTGATTATACTATAAATCCAATAGAAATTAATACAGTGGACAATTCTATAAATCAAGTGGGGAGATAAAAATCTTCTCACTTTTTTTGTTTTTTTAACTTTTTTTTATATATTTGCAAAAATTAACAATTCATAATAATGGGAAAAATACTTTTAGAATCAAAAATTGTAAACGACAACTTTACGCAGTATCTCTATGATAACTATGATATTCAGAATAGAGATATTACAACTACAGAAGTTCCTCTACCATCACATGAAGACATGGAAGAAATTAATTCTAGCCATTGGAATATAATGTTAATATGTGGCAAGAGTGGTAGTGGGAAATCAACAATTTTAAGAGAGATAGGCAATGTTAAACCAATCGAATATGACTATAATAAAGCAGTGATTAGCCAATTCGATGGTTACACTGAAGAAGAGGTATGCGACTTATTGGGTGGTGTAGGACTTTCCTCAGTTCCTACGTGGCTTCGTAAGCCTCAAGAATTATCCAATGGTGAAAGAGCAAGGCTAGACCTATGCAAAGCCATCTATGACGCAGGAAAGGGGAAAATAATCTATGTGGATGAGTTTACTAGCGTTGTGAACAGAGACGTTGCAAAGTCAATGAGCCATGCACTCCAAAGGTACATAAGACAGAAGGATTTGAAGATAGTGATTGCATCGTGCCATTTTGACATTATTGAATGGTTACAGCCAGATTATGTATTCAATCTCAATCATAGGGATGAGGAAGGAAATGTTGAAATGGAGAAGATGGAGTATACAGATGATAATGACTACTCAGTACATCAGTCTGTAAGGGATATTGAGGTATTGAGTGAACCAAGAGCAATAAACTAATATGGACGTACAAGAGGCACTTAGGTTACTAGAGTACTATAATAAATGGAGAAAGGGTGCAGATATTAAAATGCCAAATCCAAAGGATTTAAGTGAAGCCATTGACACAATTGTTAATGAGTTTAAAAAATAATTTG